GGCCGGCGAGGATCGCGGCGACCCCGGTCGAGCCGACTCCGGCGAACGGGTCGAGGACGAGCTCGCCGGCGCGGGTGCTCGACTCGACGAGCTCCCGGAGGAGCGCCACGGGCTTCTCGGAGGGGTGCCGGACGTTCCGGCCTGTCGGCGGAGCGAACCGGAGGACTGACCCCTTCCGCATCCGAACGGGGAGAGCTGGGGCGTCGCGCTTGCCGGCGTGCCGGTATTTCGAGACGGCGAACGAGATCCGTTCGTGCTGCGGTCCCCACGGGGCAGAGAGGTCTCCCATCCCGGGCCGGGCCTTGTCCCACACGAGCTCGGCTCGTTCGCTGACGAGGAGGCCGGCGAGGACGTCGTCGGGTCCGAACACGTAGAGGTGCCGGTGTTGGCCGACGAGCCGCACACACTCGGCGAGGACGCGCCGGATCCCATCGCGGTCGGCGGGAGCGTCGTTCAGGAGCTCGTCGAAGGTCTCGGAGCGCCTGTTTGAGCGCCACTCGACCCCGTACGGCGGGTCGGTGACGACGAGGTCGACGGACTCCGTCGAGAGCTCGGCGAGGACGTCGAGCGCGTCTCCGTGGTAGACCTCGGCGTGGTCGCTGCGGTAGATGGGGCTCACCACGAGAGGTTCGCTATCGCGTCGCGTTCATGGTCGAGCTCGGCCAGCTCGAGCCCGTGGGCTTGCCGCGCCATCCGGCGGAGGAGGAACGCGTCGGCCTCGTCGTCGTTCACGGACCCACGCGCTCCGAGCTCGATTGCTCGGGCGACCATCCGGTACTTGTCCGCGTTGCCGTTCCCCGTCGCATGTCTCTTGACGGAGCTGGGCGGGATCTCGACGTAGGGGACGTCGAGCTCGAAGAGCCGGAGCCTGACTGCGCCTCCGAGCTCGCCGAGCCGGACGAGGGAGATCCTCCCGGGTGACGCGAGGGAGTATCCCTCGACGGCGACGAGGTCGGGCAGCGGTGGGTAGAGCCGGAGGAGCCGCTCTAGGGCTGTCAGGAGCTCGTGGAGCCGCCGAGGGACGTCGTCGGCCTTCGTTCGGGCGGTGACACTGTGGAGAGCTCCCTCCGGTGCCGCGTAGCCGATACGGGCGGTTGAGAGGTCGAGGCCGGCGATCCTCACGTTCTCCGCTCCGCCATGTCGGCCTGGTGCCAGAGCATCGCAGCGAGCCCGCGTGCTTCCGCCGGGGTGAGATAGCGCCAGAGGTCGGCGTCTTCCAGGGTCTCGCCGGGCCCAGCTTCGATAGTGAGAACGACGTTCGCTTCCTCGACGTCGACGGAGATCTCCGGGAGGTTCCCGGCGTAGGCGTGCGCCTCAGGGCGGAGGAACATCACGACGAGGTCTCCTCGATCCATCCGACGAGCTGGCTACAGATCCCGGAGCCGGCGAGGTCGTCGAGGGTGGCGACGGTGACGGGGTGGGGCTGTTCGGCGGCGAGTCGCTGCGCCTCTCGGAGCACCTGCACCACCTTCGCCTTGCGTTGCCGGAGGAACTCGCGCCACCGGTCGCCGGTCCACTCCTCCGGCGGGGTGACGACGGTTGTCCGTCTCGGCGGAGCTGCGCTCTGAGGAGGCTCGGTCTGGCCGGCGAGGAGCATCATCCCCTCCGGGAGCTCGTCGAGGGCGCTAATCACGGCAGAGAACTCGTGGGGGCTGAGATCCTTCGAGGACGAGACCTCCCGCTGGAGGATGGCCGAGATCGCTCGGAGCCGGTCCGCGCGCTCGTGGACTCCGTGAGCGGCGAGCTTGATTGCGATGAGCTGCGGAGCGGAGTAGCGGGGGCCGGGGTCGACCTCGTTCGGCGGGTCCGGGTCTCCGTCCCACTCGTCGCTGGTCCACTCCTCCTCGGCCTCGTCGACCGGGGCGGGATCGTCAACCGGGCCCGGCTCCTCTCCCAGCTCGTGAGCGGGTTCGGCCTCGACGATCTCGGCGTCGATGATCTCGTCCTCCCCGGGGAGGCTCGGGACGTCCCCTCGTGGCCGGTCGACGACCTGCGGTTGCATCGCCGGTGCCGCTCCGGGCGCGGTCGCTGCACGCTTGGCCTTGACGGTGTTCGCCGGCGGAGCGTTCGTCACCTGACCAGAGTCCTCGGGCTCGAGCGGCCGGTCGACGTCGTCTCCGTCGGCGAGCTCCTCAATGGTGTGTGAGATCCCGGCGAGGACGTCGGGGAAGAGAGCCCGGCAGAGCTCTGCCGTTGCGCGGGCGAGGAGCATCGCGCGGGGGTAGCTGCGCCAGTTGTTCTTGCCGGCGAGGCCGGCGCGCTTCGCGTCGTCCATCGTCCACGCGACACGCGACACGCGCTCGGACCCGGCGCGCTGTCCGGCGACGATGACACGGGTCGACGTGCTCTCCTCGATCCAGATCTCGTGACCAGCTCGGAGGACGAGCCCGCGCATGAGCTCCGCTGCCATCGCTGGGCGTCCGTCGACGACGTGAATCTTCGCGAGGGACTGCATCGGGGAGATTCCGGCCTCGTGGCCGGCGAGGATGCACGCGAGGACGGCCTCGGGCTTCCCTCGGAGCGCCTTCGGGACGAAGTCGGTATCGGCTACCCGGCTCGCGAGCTTCCACGCCTCGGGCGCTAGTTCGAGGGAGCTCGACGAGCTCCGGGGAGGTTGGAACGGGACGATGTTGGTACTCATGGTCGGGGCCTTTCGGGGTGCTGGTGGAGGTGGAATGTTGAGTCGTGAACGGCGACGTACTCGTGGTCGGTTGGGAGGTGCATCACGAACGCGAGGTCGGCCGGGAGGAGGTGCCGGCGGGCGTGGAAGATCTCGTCCCATTGCGGGTACTGGGAGGCTCTGCCGCGGTGGTCGACGAACGAGATCGAGAGGTGCCATCCGGCCGGCTCGTTCGCGACGAGGGCCCGGAGCGTCCCGTCGCTGACGCGCCGGTAGTAGGCGATGACTCCGGGAATCGGCGAGCTGGCCTGGGTCCACGGGGACCGCTGGCGCGTGATCGGCTTGTGTTCCATCATCCCTCCGTCGGCGGTTCCGCGGCGTCGAGCTTCACAGTCGCCGCGCCTCCGCTCTTCCAGTCGAGCCACTCCCCGACCTGCTTCGCGTAGAGGAACGTCCGGTAGGCGGCGTCGGTCCGTGGGTCTCCGGTGACGTCGAACGGGATGACGTCGTAGCCGTCGGCGCGAACGTGGACCGCTGCAACGAAGTCCACGGCGGGCATGGGCTCCTCTCCGTCGGGACCGAGGATCGTCTCGAAGAACCGGTACGCCTGTAGCTGCAGGGCGACCTCGGCGAAGATTCCGGAGCGGGAGGTCTTGATATCGAGGAGGCCTCGGCCGACGGGCCGGCCTGCCCACGGGCCGGAGCTCCACACCTTCCCGGGGAACTCGGCGAGGAGGTCCATCTTCCCCATGTAGCGCCATCGGCGGTTGATCCCCACCAGCTCGAGCCGGGCGTTCGCCGGTTCCCACTCGTCGAGGAACCGGACGTAGGCGTCGACGTGGCCTCGGAGCGCCTCGGAGACCTCGACCTCTTCGCCGCGGGCGAGAGCCTCGGCGATGTTGTGGACGTCGGTCCCCTTCGCCGCAGCCTCGCCGAGGTCGAGGAACCGGACGTTCGCCAGTGCGTCGGCAAGAGCCGCTCGCGGAAGCGGTGTCGAGTCGGACCACTTGACGACCTTCCCTCCGGTGCGCGACTCCTGCCACCTCCGAAGGTCCTCGACGAGGTCGTCGGCGACGATCCTCGTCCGGCCGTCGGCGGTCTTGGCGACGGTGAGCCGGTCGGCGACGAACTCGGCCGGAACCTTCGAGGCCCATCCGACGAGGCCGGGCTTGGGTATCCCGTTCGAGAGGATCGTGGTCACTCCCGGGCACCACTCCCCGTCGAGGTAGTACGTGTGGCCGTTCCCGCTCTTCTGGATCCGGGTCGGCGGCGCAGCCTTGCGGGCCATCAGGACCTCACCTCTCCCAGCTCGGCCAGCCGGTTGTAGAGGGCGTCCAGGGCTCCCTTTCGGGCCGCGAGGCCTCGACCCCGTCCCTGCTTCTCCGCCTCGACGAGCCGGCGGAGGTGGCCGACGTCGACGATCTCGGAGATCCTCGCGACGAGGAGCGGAACCGTCGTGTCGACGAACGCGAAGTCGGCGGAGGTCGGGAGTCGCCTCAAGAGCTTTTCCTCGCCGGGAAGCGCCGGCGGTTGCGGAGCTTGGTCGGGCATGTCGAACGGGTCGACGTCGTCGTAGTCGGTGGGCGCGTCGTCCGGTTGAGCGTAGGACTCCACCTCGTCGTCGAACGGGTCGACGTCGTCGGGCTCGGCGTCGGAGGTGAGGTTGGCGATCTCCTCTTCGAGCTTGCGGACCTCGGCGGCGGCGCGACGGAGGTCCTCAAGGGTCTCGCCGGTCTCGTGGTGGAGGAGCTCGACGACGGTGCCGGCGTCGTGCTGGTCGCCGGCGTGTGGGCGGGGGAAGCCGCGAGCGTACTCGTCGGGCCAGAGGGCTCGTTCTCCGTTGTCGTAGACCACGACGGCCGGCGTCTGGTCGTCGGCTCCGAGGAGAGCCACCGGATCCCCTCGACGCTCGGCGAGCTCCTGAGCGGTCAGGACGACCCCGTTCGCGTCGGTCCATCCCTCGTCGCCGAGCTCGGGGATCGGCACGCGGCCGGCGGCGGCGTCTTTCGCTTGCCGGTACTGCGAGCGGAGGTGAGAGAGGAGACGGGCTCCGGGGTCTCGGTCGAGCTCGAAGAGGTCGACAACCTTGTGGGACTCGACGTAGACCAGACCGTCGTCGGTGTCCTCGTGGCCGGCTTTCTTCACTCGGGTCTCGATCACGAGCACGACGCGGTCCCCGATCCCATGAGGTCGGGTGACACGGTTTCCAGCACCGGAGAGAGCGGTTCGCATGGCGACGGGGTTCCGTCCGTGGTAGTCGGGAAGCTCGAGCGTCGGGAGTGCCGGCTGGTCCTCGACCTCCGTAGTCGGTTCGGTGTGCTCGGTCACTGGTCTGTCCTTTCGGGTTGTGTTCGGATCTCGTGTCGCGACATGGCCTCGGCGCGCTGCGGGGAGACTCCGAAGATCTCTCCGATCTCGCGCCACTTGAGCCGGGGTTGGCCGCTCCTGGCCTCGACGATCGCCGAGCGGCGCAGCATCACGTACCGGTGCTCGATCTCGGTGACGTCGACGCGGGCCTCTGCGATACGGCGGAGCCGCTCGCGCGGGTCGGAGGTGCGCGCGAGGTCGGCGAGGAGCTGTTCGAGCGGGTCCGTCATGTTGGTGCGCCTTCCTGCTGGGCGTCGTGGTCAGGGCACGGACCGTACACCGCGCCCGCTGGGTTCCTCAAGGGTTCTACTAAAGAACCTGCGAGACTGCGCCGATGAGGTGGGCATGCTCAACACACAGACCACCACCACTACCACGACACGGGCCGAGCGCGGCGAGGTGTCGGCGATGCTGTTCGGCGAGGTGATGCACGCAGCCAGGGTTGCGTTGCGGGTCGGCGAACTCGACCGAGCTCGCGGCCTCGCCGAGGCCGGCGAGATTCTCTCGGGGATCCCGGCCGACGTGCTGCTGTCGCGTCTGCGCTAGTCGAGCGGAGCCGGCGGAGGGGGCAGCGGCAGACCGGGAGGTCCGTCGCCGGGGTTTGGCAGGACGGAGAGCCGCCACCGGGCGATGATGAGGACGGCGTTCGCGACGGCGATTAGTCCGGCCAGGACCGCCGACACGAGCGCGGTTCCGAGGAGGGACAGGTCGACGGAGACGTCGGCCGTCTCCTCGATCACCGCGTGGAGGAGCGGGGAGCCGAGGAGAGCGCCGACGAACGCGGCGACGAAGGTCCACAGGAGTCGTTCGAGGGCGTCGCGTAGCTTCATGGCCGAGAGTCTCGCGCGCCTACGTCACCTCTGCGGGTGATGTTGCCGGCGTCGTCAGTCGACCTCGTCCGAGATTCTGGCGGGCGGTGCTGCTGTATGCGCTCGACGATGTTCCACGAGAGCTCGGACAGGATCGACTCGAGCCGTCCGGCGATCGCGTGGGCGAGCTTGTCGCCGAGGCCGTCGAGGAGCGCAGCGTTCTGACCTTCGAGCCGGGCGATCCGTTCCCCACAATCCCGTTCCGATAGCGACAGCTCGACGCGTAGGTCCTCGTTCGCTGACCGGAGCGCCTCGTTCGCGGACGAGAGTAGGTCGATCGAGGTCTCGACGCCTCGCACCTTGCCGACTGCCCACAGAGTCGCCAGGATGCCGCCGGACCCGACGGTGATGCCAAGCACGACCGCCGCTATCTCTAGCAAGGTGATGAGCTCCACAGCGTGCCGTTCCTACCGGTGCAACGCCACGACGTCGACGACGAGGTGCGCCGGCGCAGCGACGAACACGCGGAACCGGCCGGCTCCGTCGAGCTGTACCGGCAGAGTGTTCGCTGCGGCCTGGCCGGCGGCGTAGTTGAGACAGGACACGTTCGGTCGGGGACCGCCTGCCCACGCGGTGACGTAGCCGGCTGCTTCCGCTCCGGTGACGGTCACTGTCACGGTTGCGGCGACTGCGCCGGCGGCGTCGGGGACGGTGACAGTCAGGGGAGCGGCCGGCGTGACCTTGCCGTAGCGGTCCGCTCTCGTGTCCACAATCCGGGACTGAGAGACGAGCTCGAACCGGTCGGAGACCGGGGAGGCCGTCGGCGGGACGTACGGCGGTGCTGGCCGCGTCGGCAGCTCGGGGACCGGCGGGGGGGGTGGCGGTGTAGGGGGTGGCGGCGTCGGCGGGGCTGGCGCGAGCCGAGCGGCGACTACTGGCAGGATCGACGCGAAGAACACGGCGCGCAGACCGGGACCGATATCGGTGTGTGAGAGGCCGGACGTGCCGCCGAGCCGCCGAGCGGCCAGGTTCGCTTCGAGGTGGTCGACGATCCCTCGACGCGTCCCCTGCCGAGGGGGTTGGCCGTGTCGGCTTGCGCCTTCGGCGAACTCTTCCTCACTGAGCCACACCGGAGGGATTGAGTGCCGTCGGCACCAGTCGACAAGCAGATCGACGACGGCGGCGAGCTGCGCCGGCCGGGCGTTCCACTGTGCCGGGGTCCATCCGGCGCGTCCGACGATCTCGACGGAGAGCGTCTCGTCGTTCCAGCGGCCGGTGGTGTAGGGCCGGTCAGTCTCGGGGACGGTGTAGCCGATCTCGCCGAGAGCTCCGACGTATGCCGTTGCGCTCACTTGGTCCGGTCTCCACGCGTCGTAGGTCATGGAGCTCGCGAACTGGCCGGCGGTCGGCTCCGGTGTGCCACTCTCGGTTGTGTGCAGCACGATCGCTCGGATGGTGCGGCCGTTCCGTCGGCCTCGGCCGTACTGGGCGGCGTGTCCCCGGTGTGTGTAGACGGACCCGGCTGGGATCGTGGGGATCGGCGCGTACTGTTCGGGGGCGGCGGAGCCGGTCGCTCGGACGTTCGCCGGGCGAGCTCGACGGGCCCACTCCGGAGGGTCGAAGGGTGTCGCCATGAGGGCCAGGGTACCCGGAGCTCGGCGGAGGGCCCGGGACCTACTCGGGGGTGTCCCACGAGATCACGACCTGGCCGTTCCCGGAACGAGCTCCGTCGGTCACGTTGAGGTCGTAGCCGGCGGGGTCGACCCATCCGGAACCGCCGCCTCCGTCGCCGGCGTAGGAACCTCCGCCGAAGAGGACCGGGGTCCCGGCTCCGCCGCCGCCGTAGTAGCCGCCGCCGCCGCCGCCGCCGGCGAAGTGGAACGAGTTAGAGGTCGTGCCGGCGTCGCCTCCCTGATTGAACGCGCCGGCCGTCCCGCCGGCTCCGGCCGCTCCTCCGGCGAACTGCGTCGCTCCGAGACCCGCTCGGGCGACCCCTTCGGTCTGCGCCGGCGAGAGACCCCAGCCGTCCGTGCCGGCGAAGAACCCGCCGGCTCCGCCTTGCGCGTCGGTCGCGTTCCTCGACGACCCGGTCCGGTTCGAGCCTCCGCCTCCTCCCGCGCAGAGGAGGGTAGACGCCATCCCGGACCCCTGCGGACGGACGTCAGACGAGCCTCCTCCCTGGCCTCCGGCGACGTTCCCGGGCGCGGTCGCCGGGGTGAGGCCTCCGTTCGGCCATCCCCCGACCCCGGTCGAGGAGGAGTTTCCGTAGTCTCCCTGGCCTCCGACGTACACGTCGAGGACGGTCCCGGGGACGACCTGGAACGTCGCGGTGGCCTCGGCTCCGTTCCCTCCCTTCGTTCCGCCTCCCTGAGCTCCTCGGGCGGTGATCGTGATCTCGGAGACGTTGTCGGGGACGGTGAAGGTCTGAACCGCGCCGGTGAACTCGAAGGTCTGGCTGTTGGGAGCCGTCGGGCTCTGCCGAACCGCTCCCTGGGCGAGGATCCACCACGAGGCCTCACCGGCGTTGTCCTCGAGAATGTCGACCCCGGCCGTCGGCGACGGGCCTCCGTCGGCGATCGTGGTAACCCGGATCCGGTAGTCGGTCTGGCCGGAGAGCCCCTCCGCGGCCCACGAGAGCGTCGCTCGGATCTGCTGGCCGTCGGTGTAGGGGATCGAGAGATCTCGGAACACGACGAGCTCGGAGACGGCCTCGTAGACCTCGACGAGCAACGATCCCGCGCCGACCCCGGTCGCGAAGAGGTCGAGGTGGTAGTTCGCTCGGCCTCCCTCGCGGAACTGTAGAGGGATCCGGGCGACGGTGTAGGTCCCGTCGTTGCGGACGGGGTAGGTCGTGCCGACGGGGCCGACGAACTGGAGCCACTCTTGCGAGCTCGAAGCTCGAGCGTTCCCGTCGCCGGAGAACATCGGGTCGGGGATGCCGGCTAGCTCGACCTCGTTTCGCCACGGTTGCAGCGGGTATCGCTTGAGCCGAACGACGGAGACGCGCAAGTCGGCGGCGAAGTCGGGGTCCGACACGCGCACCGTGTCTCCCACCTGCACGCGTCCCGACATGAACGACAGCTCGGAGAGGTCCACTACCTGTAGCTCGTAGGTGGCCGACCCACCCGACAGCCTGGCTAGCTGCTCCTGGGCGGCGGCGAGGAGCTGCGAGTCGACGAGGAACCGGCTATCGCTCCACACTGCGGACCTGGAGTAGCGGGCACGGGCCTGGGCCAGCGACAGACCTTGCGAGGTGTAGTAGGTGAAGTCCTCGATGTATTCGAGGCCTCCGTTCACACCGGCGATGCTGAGACCGTCGGCACCGTAGGGATACAGGATTGTGAGCGCCGGCGGCGTGCGCCGGCGGCGAACCCCGGTCAGGTTCCGCCCATAGCGGAACGCCAGGGCGAGGTCTCGGCCGCGCCGGTCGGCGAGCGTCACTTCCTTCGTGGAGGTGTCCCAGCTCAAGGTCCGACCGGTCACACGCGCCCACGACCGGAGGAGACCGAGAACCGTTGCGTCCTGCTGCTCGAGCGAGAACCTGTCGGAGCTGTCCGTGGTGCCGGGCCCGGTTGTCCATCCGGTGCCGGCAAGGATCTCGGCTAGGCCTTGTCGCGGGGTGAGGTCGTCGAGGACGGTGGAACCCACGCGGGTTACTTCGGCAAGCCGATACCACAGCGCGTTCGCTCGGACGGTGATTGTCGCTGTCGACCCGCGTCGGCCGGCTTCGAGCTCGACGACGTAGAACCGTCGGCCGTCCCAGCGGAGCTCACAATCCGGGTCGAGCAGGTAGCTCTTCGGGTGTCCTGCTGCGATCTCGAAGTAGAGCTCTTCGGACTGGTCGAGCCGCTCGTCGTGGTAGAGGTCGAGGAATCCGCCGGCGATGCTCACGAGATCACCCCGCGTTGGGTGCCGTCGAGGCCGTAGACCCACACGTACTCGCGTCGTGGCGGGTACCGGCGGGACACACGCGAGAGGCCGTGCGCGGTGATGGTGCCGGCCGAGGACAAGTTGGCGGAGAGTTGCGTTTTGGGGTTGCTGATTGTGACGTCGACGGAGAGGGTGCCGGCCGAGGACAAGTCGGCGGCAACTGAGGTGACCGGGACCGCGTAGCGGATGATGACGATGCCGGAACCGCCAGCCGCGGGACCGGGACGAGCCTCCCCACCTTTCCCGCTGTTTGCAGGACTAGCCGTTGGACTCCCTGTGTTGTCCGACCCTAGGCCACCTTGACAGCGTTCGACGCCATCCATGCAGATGACGCCTGCGCCACCAGCACCACGCACCCCAGGCGCACCGTTGCCGCCAGCCCCGCCAGCGCCACCGCCACCGCCACCGCGCCGGTTAGCGACGATCGCGCTGTCGTAAGCAGCTCCACCGGCATGTCCCTGCCCGGAGGTTCCCGCACCGCCCGCGCCGCCACCGGAGACTGCGCCGCTTCCACCGCCACCACCTGAGCCGCCGCTTCTGCCGTTTCGCTGTCCGCTGTTAGCGGAGCCGCCACCGCCACCACCAGTCGCGACAAGCAGCGACCCGATACTGGACGCGCCTCCGTCCGAACCCCGAGCGTGACTGCCCGGAGCGCCTGCGCCGCCAGCGCCGACGGTGATGGTCTGGTCGCTTGTGATCGTCAGGGCTGCCGAGTACCGGTATCCGCCCGCACCACCCCCGCCGCCGACCGAGCCACCACCAGCTCCACCACCACCGGCGATGACCTCCGCCTCGACGTCTCCACCATCGACCACAATCAGGGTGCCGTTACTGGTGAAAATGTGCGTGCGGAAACCGCCCGATTCCGTGACGGATCCGCCGGTGAAGTAGGGCACGCGACTAGCTCCACACCGCCAGCGTCAGCGTGAGGTCGCCGAGCGCGATCTCGGTTGCCTGCCCAGCGACCGCCGACACCGGGGCATCGTTGATCTCTCCGACCCACCACGCGTTGCCGGCGGTTGAGGCGTCGTGGATCGATATGTGAGTGAGGTCCTCTGTCGCTGGCGCGGAGAGCCACTCGATCAGGGCTGCGTTCGAGCATGTGCCGCCGGTGGCGGTGGTCCGCGTGAACGACCTCCGCCGGTCATCGTCGGCGACATTGGCCGTGCCGTCGGTGCCGGGGTCGCCGGTGTGGAGCTGCACCCACAACGTTGCCGGCATCGCTGTCCCGTTGAGGATGGCGTTCGCTGCCCACGGGGTGAGGTTCATTGTCGAGAGCTCCCTTCTCGGTTAGATGCGGTAGCCGCGGGCGACGACCGCGCAATGAGTGTTGCCGGCTCCGAGAGCGGGAACCGTGACCACGATCGACGTGTTCACGGCTGACGCTGGGAGAGCAGCGGAAAAGTCGACGGTGAGCGGAACGGCCGGAACGGTTGGGCCGGCGGGGACCCCGAACACGTAGGACCTTGAGCCGCCGAGAAGACCGGAGACGACGACCTCGACGAGACCGGAAGCGGTTGCTCCTCCGGCGGTGATCTCGAACCCGGTGAGGTGCGTTGTCACGGATGCCGCTCCGCTGAGTGTGGCGACGGCCGACGCGTTCGCTACCACGCCGGAGCCGGCGATTAGTGGGGTAGCGGCCGGCGGGTATCCGGGGACGTTCCCGACGATGGTCCGGAGCCGGCCGAGGTTGTCGACGTGGAGAGCGTGGTAGTCGCCGGCGGCGGCGTCGGAGGTGGGGGTGTCGCGACGGATGGCGAGAGCCATGACACCGGAGTCGCCGGATGCTGCTACTGCGTCCTCGGCTTTTAGGAGACCGGACGGCGAGAGAGCGAGCCGGGTCAGGATCCCCTTCGCGAGGGCGATGAGGGTACCGGCGGCGGTCGGGTCGGTGACCGCGGCGTCTGCGGTCTGGCCGGTCGCCGCGTCGCCTCCGTCCGCTATGCGGAACCAGTGAATCCACCGGTTCGTGCCGTCCCCTCGGTCGCCGAACTCGCCGGAGGTGCGAACCGCGTTCGTGTCGGTGTTGAGGTCTGTCGACTGCGGGCTGCCCATGTCATCGGAACCTTTCTCGCCAGAGGAGACGAACGGTAGCGGTTGTGGCTGTCCCGGTGCGCGTCATGGTCCAGGGGTTCGCGCCGGGGAGGAGGAGCGGAAACTCTCCGGAGACGTCGGCCATCGTGAGCGCCGTTCGGTCGAACGCGCCGGTGAGGTTGACGTCTCCGTTGGGGCCGGTGGTGACGGTGTCCGAGAGGCTCGACACTGTGATCGTGTTGCCGCTGGTGAGGTTCCCAGCCCACGAGATCGCGTAGCCGTTCACCGCGAACGTGAACGACGTGAGCGTTCCGTTGGTCGGGGTGATCTCGACGACCGGGAGGGCGTTCACCTCGTCGGGGATCTCGAACGTTCCGCCGGCGGGGAACCCGGAGATCGATAGGACCTGTTCGGAGGTTGCGAGGGCGATGGCGTAGGGGCCGACCGAGAACGGGAGCGAGATTTTCGCAGCGGTGAGCCATTCCGCCGGGTCGGCGGAGCGGTCGAGGATCGCCTCGTGGAACCGGTCGGGTTCGTCGGAGAGGACGAGACGAGCTGGGCTCGGGAGGTCCGCCCAGTCGGCGAGGGCCCGGACGCTGGCGCGCCTGTCGTCGAGGCCGTCGGCGACGATCACGAGCTCGGCGACGAGGTCCCGGTCGCCGGGTTCCTCCGGGAAGAACCACGACCCGGCGCGTCCCGGGACCTGCACGCGTTCGTGGCGGCGTCGGCCGACGAGCTGCCGGGACACTTGCACGACGTTCGCGGCTGGCACCGCGCTCGACAAGGCGACGGCGTTGTAGGTGAGGTCGACCGGAGGGCTCATGCGACTGCGATCCTGGTGCTCGGCCGACCTGCGCCGGTTGCCGCACGATCGAGCTCGCGTTGCACGACGCGGAGGATCTCGGTCGCTTGCTCCTCGAAGAACCGGGGATCTCGCACCTCGGCGTCGACGTTCATCGTGAGTGAGATCGTAGAGCCGCCGCCGCCGGCGTCGACGATGGCAGCGGCGACAGTCTCCCGCATGAGGGCGACCGGGGACACGATCTCGGGGTTGTCCCGGCCGGCGTCTCCGATTTGAGCGATCATCGGCTCTGACGCGATTCCTCCGGTTGCCATGCTGGGGATCGTGAACCCCTTGCCGCCGAGGCCGGGCACCCATCCCGGGGCGGTGAACCCGAACCCTCCGACGGTGCTGTTCCACGCGGTGACGATGCCCTGGAACGCGACACGGAATGGCGCTGCGATGATCTCTGCGAGCGTCGAAAACGCCGATCCGATGGTCTCGGGGATGCCGGTTACGAACCCTACGATGCCGCCGCCGATGGACTCGACCACCGTGCGCGCTGTGTTCCACGCGGTCTCGGTGACGGTGACCACCGCGTTCCAGGCTGTTTCGATGACGGTCCGGACGGTGTCGACGGCGGTCTCGACGACGACGGTTATCGCCTGCCACACGTTCTCGACGACGACGGTTATCGCTCTCCACATGGTCTCGAAGATCGTGCGATAGACAGTGAGGTAGGTCTCGACGACGGTCCGCACGGCCTCAAACCCTGCCACGATCACGGCGCGGATGGTCTCGACAGCGTTCGCTATCGTCGACGTGATCGCCTCCCACACTGCGGCGACGGTGGCCGCTACCGCACGCCACATGGCCGTGAACGACGACGCCAGAGCTCGAGCGGCGGTCTGGATCGCGTCCCACGTTGCGCCGAGAAGCTGCTTCACGGTGTCCCAGTTCTTGTAGATCACAAACGCTACGGCGGCGAGGCCGAGAAGGACCAGGACGACCGGGTTCGCAGCGAGGACACTCATGGTCGTGCCGAGCATCCGGAACACCTCGATCGCCCGCAGGATCGGCCCGGCGAAACCGATGATGCCGGCGGTAAGCGTGGCGAAGATGATGACGAGTCCCTGTGCTGGGGCTGGAATCTTCGTGAAGAGGTCGAGGACCGTCGCGAGAGCTCCTCCGACGGCTCCGACGAACGGTGCGAGAGTCTCGCCGAGGTTGAGGAACACGACCGCGAACCTCGCCTTGAGCTTTTCCATCGTGGCGGCAAGTCCCTGGTCCATCATCTCGAACCCTTCGGCCGTTGCGCCGGCGCTCGTGCGTGTGGCGTCAAGGTTCGCGGCGGCGGTCTCGAGGTCGTTCGAGAGACCGACGAACGCTTGTCCGGCTTCGATCGAGCCAAAGAGGTCGACCACGGACAGACCGAGCTCGTCGGCTCCGCGCTTCATCAGTTCGGCGGCGTCGACAAGGCTCCCGCCGGAGGCGATGAACTCCGGGAACGTCTGGCCGCTCATTTCCTGGAAGTTCTTGCTGGCCTTCGTGCCTTCCTTGCCGAGCTCGGAGATCGCTCCCTTGAGCTGTGTCATCACGACCGACGTCGGGGTGCCTTGAGCGGTGAGCGTGGCTGTCGCGGCGGCGACGTCCTCAATGGACACCCCGAACGACGACGCGATCGGCGCGACCTGGAACATGGCCGAGCTCATTTCGCCGATCGTCGTCTTGCCTGCTTGCATCGCGGTGAAGAGCACGTCGGAGACGCGCTCGGCCTCCGTCGCTTCCATGCCGTAGGCATTGAGGACGGTTGTCAGTCCGTCGACGGAGGTAGCGAGGTCGGTTGCTCCCGCCTTCGCGAGACGTTGCGCGTCCTCAAGGAACGTGAACACGTTGTCTCGGTCGACGCCGGCCGAGAGGGAGTCGTAGAGCGCCGGAATCACCTCGTTCGGGAGCACCCCGAACTCTCCGGCGAAGTCCTTGACCTGCGAAGTCATTTCCGCCATGACCGGACCAGAGATCCCGGGTAGCAGAGTGAACACCTCGCGCATCCCCTGGTCGAACGACGCGAAGTCGAACACGCCTTTCGCCATCGCTGCGGTGCCGGCGAGGAACGCGCCGCGGAACGCCTTGCCAGCTCGGCCACCGATCAGACCGGAGGAGGTCTCCGCCTCGCGTCCGACCTCCGAGTCGAGCTCTCGGCCGAACCCTTCCGCGTCCGGCCGGATCTTGACGTAGCCGGTCCCGACCTTCCCGCCGCCGCCGCCAAACCCTCCTAGTTGCATGCCGTCCTCCGGGTCATCGTGCGAAGAACCGCCGAACCTCGTCCGGCGTGGAGTACCGCGGTTTCGGCCGGGGTGTGGGCCGAGGGTAGCGGAGCGGCTTCGGTAGCCGGCTGGGGCGGCGCTGCTTGTCGGTGTGGATGAACTCGGTCAGGTTGTAGAGGGCGTCGAGCCGTTCGAGGATGAGCGCCAGGATCTCGTCGGAGTGCGTCCATCGGAACCGATGAGCGCGCACCAGCTCGGCGAACAGTTCGCCGGGGAGCTCGGCGACGGAGCTCGGGTCTACTCCGAGGTCGGCGGAGAGACGGGCGACGGTGCGCTCGACTCCGCCTCCGTAGGGTCCTCGTCATCTTCGGGTCCCTCCTCGGCGAGCTGGAAGTTCTCGACGGTGCGTAGCCACGCGTTGAACGGGTGATTCGGGTCCTCGAAGTCCCGGCTCTCGTTCTTCGGTCGCGGGCCGACGAGCTCGATCCACGTCGCGTAGAGCAACGCCTCGGGGTCGCCGGCCTTGAGGGCTTCGATGCCGGGGATCCCGTCGTAGCTTCTGCGCTTGGCGGCGATCTGTGAGAACGCTCCGAGCTTGACGGTATGCGTCTCCCCGGCGATCGTGACGGCGAGCCGGCTCACGAGCCGATCGGCGCGAACGCCGCGTCGTCGGAGTCGTAGCGCCACGGCTTGCCGTTGTCGGCGTCGTCGAGAACCTCGAGCGTGAGCGGGAGGAGACCGGGTCCGCTCTTGGCGAAGGTGCTCTCGACGTCGTTCGTGACGAACGTCCGGCCGGCGCAGAACCGGAAGCTGCGGAGGCCGTCGGTCATGTCGAGGACCACGGCTCGCACGTTCACTTCGTCGGGCTCCGGGGGTTCGTAGCGGTACTCGCCGGGCTGCGGTTCGGTGATTGCTCCGCCGCCGTACGCGACCAGGAGGTTCTCAGCGTTCCATTGCATGAGGGTGAGCTCGAGTGTCCCCGTGCGGCCGTCGAGGTACTTGCGGACCGGGTAGAACGCCTGCCATGCCCGGACCTCCTGCACACTCTTCGAGTCGGTGAACTTCGCTCCATCTTCGGTGATGAAACCGTGCTCGACGAACGCGGGGTCGAGAGCATCGGAGAGGTACTGCGGGAGCGGCGTACCCTCCGGAGCGGTCCACAGGGTGCCGGTTCCGGCGATCAGGATCTCGGCGGGGTTGTTGGGCATGAGGGGCATCCTCCGTTCTTCCAGTCGGCCGGAGGGCGTCTCCGGCCGTCAACTCGCGACGGTAGCCGACGGGTAGGCGGTAATCGCGGACGTGAAGAGGAACCGCGGCCGGGCCGGTGTGTAGTCCTCGTCGGGGAGGTCGATCATCGGGCCCGCGTCCACGCCGACGATCACGGCTGTGTCCTGGAGTCCGAGGGCCCGGGCGTGGAGCAGACCTTCGGCTGTGCGGGCGAGCTCGTGGGCCTGCGCCTTTGAGCCTCCGTAGGCTTCCGTCTGGATCTGAGCTCGGAAGATCCATAGTGGCCGGCTCGTCAGCTTCTCGTCGCCGAGGAGGGTTACCCGGATCATGGGTTCGCCTCCGGCTCCCTTCGGGATCGCAGTCCACACGCGGTCGCCGACGAGGTCGACGAGCTCGGGCTGGTCTCGGTAGAACTGCGAGACAACGGCCTCCATGTTCGGCAGGGTCACGAGCTGGTCGGTCACGATCCACCTTCCTCGAAGTCGGAGAGAACCTCTCGCGCTGCCTTGCGGATTGGAGCTCGGGCCGGGTAGTTCGCGGTCCCGTACTCGGGGAGGTGCCAGACCGGGGAGTCGACCCCTGCCCATGCTTCCAGTCCGTCGGGTCCTGGCTGCGCGGGAACGTACCGGACCGACCGCCAGTAGCCCATGAACCCTCGAGGGGCCCACCGCTGGATCCGCTCGCGTACTCTGGCCGCTGCCGCTGTGAGCGCCTTCGCCACTCCGGGGCCTTCGAGAACGTCGGCGATGCCGCGGTCGTCCCGCTCGAACCGGAACTGGGAGGAGCTCGGCGAACTCATCGCGACCTCCGCAGGGTTACTTCGAGGAACTCGACACGACCAGTCCTCGGGTTGCGCGCCGGCCACGGGGGGCCGTCGAGCTCGAACGTGATTCCCTCGACCTCGATGCGGTCCGTTCCGTCGACGACGAGGTCTCGGCGGAGAACGCCGCGCCACTGCTCGAGCTGGACGTCTGTGTTCGCGGTTTCTTCGCTGCGTTGCACCTGCCACACGGAGCCGGCGCGAGGGTGTTCGGTCGAGATGGTCTGCTCTGTCGGGTCTCCCATTTCGTCGGGCGGGCCGTCCTGAGTGACGCGATGAACGGTGACGTCCGAGGGGAAGAGCCGCTCGGGCCGCATTTCACAGGCTCCCGGCGGTGATCGTGCCGGCGGTCGTCGAGAACCTCCGACGGAGCATTTTCGCCTCGGAGTCGGTGAGGTGCGAGCCGCCGGCGTCGAGCGTGTTGCGGTAGCTCACGGAGTACGGGCCGAGAGTCTCTTGCGAGATCCCTCCGCCGGGGTTGCCGATTACTCGAGCGGCGACCCGGAGGGCGAGGCTTTTCACACTCAGAGGGACGTTCTCGGCGGTGTATCCGTAGCTGTAGGTGACGGTGACGGTCGACGCCGGGCCTCCCCAATGTGCGCCACCGGCGGCGTCAAGCGGGCCGGAACGAATCAGGCTCCGTTCGTTCCACTGGTAGAGGCCGGTGGCGAGCTCGTAGCCGTTCAGCGCGACGCCGGTAACATCCACCACTGGCCGACGTGGCAGGAGGAGGTCCCGGGACCATGTGCCGGCGAGCTTCGCGGTCTCGGTGCCGGCGATGATCCGATTCCGAGCTGCGGTCTGCATGTCGGCGGAGACGAGCTCCAGGAGGAGCTCGGCCTGTGCGATCCACTCGTCGTCGACGCCGGGCGATGGTGCGAGCGTTTCGCCGGTGAGGAAGGTTCGGAGCTCTTGCGGTGTGGCGAACGAGGTCATCGTCTGCGCTCCTCTCGGATGATCTTGTGCCGGCGGAGCGCCTCCACCTCGTCGGGGTCCGAGGTTTCGTAGATCCCGTCGTGGAACCGGATCACGAGGTCGGAGCCGAAGAGCCGGAGCGTCCGTCGGTTCGCTGTCATCCGGAACCGTACCGGTTTTGCAAGCTTGGGCAGAGGTTTCCACTCTGCGCCGGCGACTACTGCGGCCATGCGTCGGGGGTAGCCTCGGGCATTGCGGTAGCGGGCGACGAGCTCTTCGGATGCTGGGGAGCCTCGAAGGGTTGGGGCGGGGTGCGGGTGCCAGAGGTGGCAGAGACGGCCGGCGAGCCGGTGGCCGGGGCCGGCGAGCGTCTCGAGCGCCCATCCGAACGCGACGTCCTCGCCTCCCCATCCGAGAAACCGGCGATCGATTCCGCCCACGAGCTCGAACGCGTCGGCGGAGACGACGGTGATCCCTCCGCCGGCCGGTCCGACGTACGGGGTCCGGGCGACGACGGCCATACGGGGTCGGCGGGTCGGGTCGGAGTAGAGCCGCTCCGTTTCCCGGTCTCGGAGCCGGTAGACAGCCCGGTGGGGGATGGTCCACGGGTACCGGCCGGAGCTCACCAGCTCGACGGCCTCGGACAGGACCCGGGGGTCGGTGATGAACGAGTCGGCGTCGGCGACCACCAGGACGTCGACGGGTCCGAGCCGCTCAAGGCCGTTAGCGACGGCCGCTCCCTTCGACCACTCCTCGGCCTCTTCGATCTCGCCGAGGACCACCGGGAGCTCGGGGTGCTTGTCGGCGTACCATTTGAGGACGAACGAGAGGGCCCGGGCGCGCCACTCGTCGCCGGCGCGGGTCGGGACCACGACGCCGACGGAACGGGCGCGTTTCCGGTTTTTCGCGGTCATCTGAGGACCCCCGGGGGAGGGTCGTAGAGGAGGGCGGGCTGTCGTTCTCCCTCGATCGTGACCGGCTTGCCAGGGTCGGCGCGCCAGTACCACCGGCGGAAGATCTCCTCAAGGGCCTCGGGGCCGTGCTGGTCGAGGAGGTCTCCCCACTGTCGCCAGTGTGCCCCGTGGTCCGGGGCCTGCCGGTCGCCGGCGGCGCGGTACGCGGCGGAACCGTTGCGGACCTTCCGGACGAACTGTTCGAGGGACCGGTAGGGGTAGTGCCGAACGACGAGGACCGGGTCGAACGGGGCCGGCGTGAACTCCTCGTAGTGGGCTCCGTGATTCCCCTGCTCGATCACGAGGTCGGGTCGATAGCGGACGGCAACCTTCGGGAGCGGAGCCGGCGACCGCCTCCGCCATCCGATCCGGCGGACAGGGTCCTCTTCGTCGGGGTCGAGGCCGGTCGAGACGTGGTCGTAGAGCTCGGCGGGTACAAGATGCCACCGGGCGGGGACCGGCTCGAGGACGTCTGCGAGCCGGTCGGCGTGCGGGGTGTACCACCACTCGTCGGCGTCGAACGGGACGATCCATGTTGCGCCGAACTCTTCGGCGGCGCGATGGGCGAGGGCTGTCATCTTCCGACTCTGAACGTAAGCGGGGTCGTCGTCGTCGACGACCACGAGCCGGGCCCGGTGTTCGGCTCGGAGCTCCTCGAGGACTTCTCGGGTTGCGTCGACGGAGAGGTTGTCGGCGACGACCACTGCGTCGACCTCGTCGAGCATGTGCCGAACCGTCGAGCCGATCACGTCCGCCTCGTCCCGGACCATTGCCACGGCGACGACGGTCATCAGTAGCCGGTCCCGACGCGATGGTGGCCGATGTGCTCGACCCATTCCCCGGAGTCGCGCGCTCCCCAATAGCCGAACCGGAGCCGGTCGTCGACGAGGAGCTGGTGAGAGAACACTCCCTCTGACCGGGCTCCGTCGGGCCACTCGTGGTCGAGGACGAGGGCCATCCGGTACAGACTCGGGTTGGTCGTGAAGAACAGACGGTGTTCGAGCCAGGCCCGGCCGCGGCCGTCGGTCTGCTCGACGTAGGCGTCCGGATGTTGCTCGACGATCCCGCCGGCGGCGCGCTCTGCGTCGTTCCAGGGTTGCCGCCGGAGGGCGAGCTGCACGAGCTCGGGGTTAGCGAGGAGAACGGCCATCATGTCGACGAGCTCGACTCGCCGGCGGAACACGAAGTCGTCTTCGAGGTGGAACACGAACCGCGCGGAGGAGTGCTCGCGGAGGTGGGCCCACGCCGACCGGATCGCTCCGCCGAACCCACTCCGGCCGGCCGGTGGGCCGATCACTTTCCCGCCGAACCGGGCGAGCCATCGCCGGTACTCCGGGTCGCCAGAGTCGTCGTGGATCCAGATCTCCGAGACCGGGCCGAAGAGCTGGGCGAGCGCCGACGGGACGGTCCTCTCGATACAGTCTCGCCGGCCGTCGGTCATCACGAGAAGAGCGATCGTCATCGGAGTGTCCTTCCCTGTCTGCGGAACCATGCGGCGTGTCTGCGGAGAATCTCGGAGCGAAGGCCGACCGGGTTCCGGACCGTCGCGTTCCGGCCCGAGCGGTTGACGTGGACCCGGTAGACAGCGTCGGGAACGTGGACCACGGGCTCGCCGAGGAGCCAGGCTCGCCGGAAGAGGGACCAGTCCTCCCACGCGCGCTCGGACCAAAAGCCGCCGGCGCGCTCGAACGTGTCCCGACGGATGAGCGTTCCCACAACGCACGGGTTCCATCCGCGGTCGATGTTGCGGCGATCGTCGTCGAGGGTGCGCGCGGGGCCCGGGATGCCGTCGACGACCTCGCGGACTGCCGGAGCGAGGAGGCCGCGGTTCATTCGGAGGGCTCGCATCGCTCGAAGGTAGCCGGGTTCGAGCTCGTCGTCGGCGTCGAGGAAGCAGAGCCACGGGGCGGCGGTCATCGCGGCCGCTGTGTTCCGGGCCTCGGCCACCGAGCTCCCTCCGTGGAACACGACGAGGTCGGCCGGCTCCTCCCTCTCGGCGGAGGTTTTCGCTCGACGATGGGCGAGCTCTGCCCATCGGAGCTCGCCGAACGTCGCGACGATCACCGCGACGTCCATAGCCTCCGCCGGCGGGCGAACAGGGCGCGGCCGTGACTCATGCGTCGGCGCTGCTGCTGGTAGAGCTCGTCGGTCGGGGCTTTTCCCCACGACGGGTGGAGGTGCTCGACGACGGAGTGCTCGGCGAACGCGAACGCGCCACGAGCTCGGGCTGTGGCGATCAGCTCGTCGTCGACGTACTCGTGCCAGTAGCCGGGGTGGAGAACGAGGCCTCGCCGGTCGATCGTGCCGCACTCGTCGACGTAGGTTCGCCGGACAAGCGAGTGCGTCGCGTGCTGTCCGGTCCTGGCGCGTTCGGTCGGCGCGAGGTCCTGGGTTCCGACGACTCCGATCCTGTCGTCGGCGAAGAGGGCGAGGCCGGCGGAGAGCCATCCGGGGTGGAACCGGAGGTCGTCGGCTCCGAGGAAGAGGAACGGCTCTGACGTTGCGGCGTACCCGGCGTTGATCTTCCGGGCGTAGTCACCTCGGGGAGTTGGCGGCACCGTGAGGTATTCTGCGCCGGCCTCTTCGATAGCGGCGATCTCGTCCCAGTCGCCGGCGGTGGCGATGAACAGGAGCCGGTGAGGCTCCGGGGTGTTCTCGGCGACTGAGCGGACGAGCGGGCCGACGTTCCTCGGCCGGCGGAGAACCGGGACGAGGAGAACGGTCGGCCCGCTCGTCATGCGCTCAGGACGCGTTGGCGGGCTCGAGCACGGCGAACGGGTAGCGCGTCTCGTCGTCCTCGTTCACGCGGTTCACGGGGTTCGGGAGCGCCCAGCCGAGCCGGAACACACACCGGAGCGCCGTGGAGTCCTGCTGCATGAGGTTGAGCAGGACGTTCCCGTCGGCGTCGGTGAGGACCCCGTCAGTGTGGACGCTGTAGGTAATGTCCTTGCGGATCGCGTAGACGAGCTGCGACCAGTCGCCGGAGATCAGGAGGCTTCGGGTCGGGTCGATCGCGCCGTTCTTCGGGAACTGCACGGGCTCCCCGTCGAGCTCGTAGGTCGAGCGACCTCCCTCGGTTGCCTGCCGGCCGGCGCGGAACACGGGCTGGCCGTCCTGGTCGCGGAGGCCGCGCATCTTGGCACGCATGGAGAGCGACGCGATGTGGCCGGAGACCATGTAGCCGTCCTCCTCGACGAAGGACAGGATCCCGCCTTCGCCGAGAATGTCGTCGTACAGGTCCCCGTTGGTGCCCAGCTCGAGGACGTGGCCGGCCTGCTCGGCGACCTCCACCACGCCTTCGGGCCAGAGGGCCGGCGCGTTGATCCCGTAGAGGATCGCCTGGTCGACGGCGAGGCCGAACGCCTCGACGATGCCGGGCCGCATCTCGGACCACAAGTCGTAGTCGACGTCGTCCAGGACGTTGTCCGGGATCACGACGATCACGGCGAGCTCCTCGGCGTTCACGTAGACGTTCCGCCACCGGGCGTCGGTCGTCTGCTTGAGGCCGGTGTCCCCGTCGACGAAGTACGCGTGTGGGAGGGAGCTCCACACCGGGAGCCGGCGCTGGTTGCGAGCCATGTCCGGGAGTCGCCGGGCGAGGGAGAGGACCGAGGACTGCTCGGCGGCGCTACCGAGGATCTCTCGGGAAGCTTCCTCGGGGATGAGGGGGCTCGCGTCGCCGCGGTCCACAATGTCGGAGTAGGTGGGCATCTTGGGTTCCTCCTCGGAGGGTTAGGACCGTCGGCCTGCTAGCCGGCGGATCTCGTCGTTCATCGAGAACCCGGACGCGGGCTTCCTCCCGCCACCGGGCAGCGATCCCGCTTTCGCGCTCTTCGCGAGGTTCGGGTATCGCTTGACCAGATTGTCGAGAGCTGCGGCGATCGCCTTGCGGTCGACCTTGCCGTCGGTCACGAACCCTTCGCGATCATCCTCCGTGAGGAGTCGAGCGAACGAAGGGTCGGCGAGCTTCTCGCCGGCCGCAGTCTCGACCGCGAGGCCGACCATTTCGGCGAGCATCTCAGCGCGAGCTTCCTCGCGTGCTTCTGCCTTCGCCTTCTCGATCGCCTTCTCGGTCTCGGTCATGCTCTCGGCCTTGATCCTGTCGAGCTCGGCCTGGAGCTTCCCGTTCTGCCGTTCGTGCTTGCGAGCCATCTCGCGCCACTTCGCCGCGTTCTCTGCGGTGAGCTCTTCGTCTCCGGCTCCCTCGGGACCCTTGCCGCCGGCTCCCGTGTCGGGGTCCTTCGTCGAGGGATCTTCGGTCTCTTCGCTGGTCGTGGTCTCCGTCGCCATGTCGGCTACGTCCTCCGTGCTCGGGGGATCCCTGTCGGCTCCCTCGTGGCAGAGGATACGCGCGCACGGGGCCCGCGTGTTGGTATCTACTCGGCGGAGCGGAGCCGGTCGAGGATCCGGCGCGTCTCCTCGGGGTCGGCGAGGAGGTCCTCGGGGAGCTCGTCGTCGTAGCTCACGGCGCGCGCCGGCCGGCCTCGGAGCGCGGCGAGCCGGCGGGTCTGCCACTCGGCGAGCCGCTCCGTCCGGGCTCCTCTCGGGTCACTCCCACGGGATCCTGGCATAGTCGGGGACCTCCTCTCCGGCCTGTCGTGCGGTCGTCACGATGCGAGCGTACAGGTCCTCAAACGTGAGGCCGGGCTCGTCAATGTTCTCGGGGACCAGCTCCCGGTATCGGGCGTAGGCGTTCGGGGGCATTTCGCTGGGGTAGTTGCGGAGGCCGTATTCGAGCTCTCGGACCTCCTCCTCCCACGACTGGTAGCTCATGCGGTACGGGGACGGTCCATGCTGCGGGTTCGTGGATTGCCGGCCGAGGAACTGGTAGGCGTCCTGCGCGAGGTCCTCGGCGTCACGGGCTGCGATGTGGCCGGCGGCGTTGAGGTCGTCGGAGCCGAGAACGGCGCGGACGGAGTAGCGGACGTCGGCGACGAGGTGGTCAGGGTCGATCGCTCCGGAGTAGGCACGATCGCTTGGCAGCTTCCCTCGTCGGATCGCTCCGGCCGCTTCGTACTGCCGTGTGAGGTCGAGCCAGTGTCGGATGGCCTTGTCCTGGTCGCCGGCGTACTGCGGGTTCACTCGTCCGATGGCCTCCGCCACGAGGTCGGGAGCCGAGGTCGGGGAGTCGTCATACCATCGGCGCGAGAGCCGAGCTCGTTCTCGAGCGTCGATCTGCTCTAGCCAGTCCCAGCTAGCGCGACTGACCCGGGTTCCTTGCGGTGTGCGAGCTCCGGCCGGTGGGGGCCGCTGGATCTTCCACGCGTCGTTGTAGCTGTAGAGAATGTCGAACGCTTCCGCCTGGGTGCGGGCGGCCTGCTCGGCGATCTCTTTCCGGACGGCCGGGATGCGTTCGAGCGCGGCTAGCACCTCGTCCGGAGTGACTCCGTTCCTCGTTGCGACTTCGATCACGTCGGGGGAGTCGACGGTGTAGGACTTCCGGGCCTCCCGGGCGGCGCGCTGTTCTTGTGCTCGGGCGAGTTTCTTCGCGTCGCGTTCGGCAGCTACTTGTTCGGGGGAGACGTTCCGCCGGGCTGCTTCACGTTGCACACTGGTCGACTTCGGGTCGGTCGGCTTGATCCGGTGTTTAGGAGCGTCGGCGATCGCTTCCTCTGCGATGCTCGCCGGGGTGCGCGCTAGCTCGTCGACTTGTGAGGTGACGCGTGCAGCGGTCCTTGCCACGTCGTCGAGCTGGTCGACAGTCGCCGCCGGCCGAGCGGTGGGAAGCTCGAGGTCGGCAATGTCGTCGGCGGAGGTGAACGCGTGACGACTGTCGGTCAGGACTCTGCCGAGCTCCCCGTGTGTTCTCACCTGCGGTACTACCGGACCGTCGGGCACCACTCGACGAACCGGGGAACCCGACGGGGTGAGAAGCCGAGCCCCGGTGTCGGGGTCGCGGAGGTACTCGACTCGTGCGCGCGAGATTGTGCCGTCGGCGTCGACGAGGTACCGGCCGTTCCAGTAGTCGGGCACGTTGTCGGCGGCTCCCGCCGCCTTGAGGTCGGCCAGCAGATCGGAGTTGATGATTCGGCCGGGGTCGGCGGTCCCGTAGATCTCGGCGACGTCACAGTCACATGACGCGTGAATCGGTTGTAGGTCGGCGATCTTGTAACGCTGGGTGGATGCGGCGGCGCAGAGGGCGCAGCTCTGTCCGGTCAGGACGCGCCGGTAGCCGACGACCCACGGGCGGCCGTCGGCTCCGGCGGAGATTGCGGAGCGGTTAGCGAGGATGACGTCGGTCTGTGCGGTCTGCCTGGCACGGGACCGGCCGGCGGCGAGCGCCTGGTCGACGTCGCCGGTAGTGGAGACGGTGCGGCGCGCTTGCACGATGCTCCGCTCGTACACCTGCACCGGGTCCATCCCGTTGCGGATCGGCGGGAGCGTCGGCGTGACCGTCGACCGGTGGCCGAGCACTAGGTCGTTCGCTTCGAGGTAGCCGGCTGCGAGAGCGGCGGTCTGCTGCTGTGCTGCAACCGAGATCCGTGCGGCCTCGGCCGAGAACCTCGCAGCGGACACCGCGTCCAGACCGGCGTACGCGTCCCACGCGTCCTCGACGAGACCGGCGGCGGTCTGACGGATAGCGAGGAGCTGGGCGTGGTGTGCCTGCTGGATCCTGGCGAGGTCGTCGACCACCGCCACCGGTCACACCTCGGCCGGGTTAGGCAGTAGGTCGGGGCGAGGTGTCTGAGGGTTCCGCAGCTCGGCGAGCGCCGCGGCTTGCTGGAGCGACGACCGGGCGCGCATTGCGGGGAACCGGGCGATCTGCTCCGGGCTGTAGCCGAGCTCCTCCCATAGCTGCTCGGCAGGAACCTCGAGCGTCTGCTTCTTCATCACGGCGTCGACGTGCTCGGATTCCGTGCGAGTCTCAGGGTCACTCCAGATCGTCTCCATCTGCTGCGCGTTCGCGAGCTCGGCGTTCCCGGCGATCTTGCCGGCGATCCGCATCACTTCTTCCCAACCTGCCCCGAAGTGTCGCTGCTTGCGCCGGACCTTCGCGACGAGGCCGGTCTCTGCGCTCTTGAGGCTCTCGCCGGAGAGCCTGTCGGCGGAGGCTCGAAGGTAGTGAGGCGGGGTGCTGCTCACGCTGGCGATGTGCTGGACGAGGAGCTCGATCGCGCTCACGTACTGGTCGATTGAGACGGTCGGGAACGCACCAAACCGGGCCTCGGCGGACTCTGTCCACCACGTCTTGCCGGGGCCGCTCCGGAACTTGGGCGGGATGACTTCGTCGGTCTCCTCGTCGACGTCCGGCTCCCATCCGGTGACGAACCGCTGGGGGAACGCCGCGAACTCGGAGGCCACCAGCATGTCGGCGAGGAGCTTGTTCGCTGCGTCCTGAATCGGGATGACCGCGGCGAGCTCGGAGTGAGCTGCCCACCCGACTCGGCGGGAGAGGGTGAGCCGTGGACGGTTGAGGAACTCGACCATCGGGACGACGCCGAGCGGGTTCGGCATTGACGACGACTCGTCGAGCTTCGGCGCGAGGTCGGCGTGGGTCTCGGCGACCCACTGGACACGGAACGGGTCGACGATCGCGCCGGTTCTTTTCGCCCGGCTCCGGAAGAGGTACACGCGGTCCGGTCGGAAGAGCTCGGCGTGTTCGTACCCTTCCTCGTCGGTCCACACACGGAGCCCAGCGGTCCGGCGACGTCGGATCTTCGGGTGAGCGAGCACGATGGCGCTCGTCGCGCTCTCGACCGTGATCTCGGGGATGTTCTCCTCGTCGGAACCGGCGTCACCGCGCTGCCACGCGGTCACGTAGAACGCTCCCTGGATGAGGCCGTCCGTGTGACCCATCGCCGACTGCAGGTCGAGCTCGTTCTCCTCCCACAGTCGCTTCGCCGCTGTGTCGGCCTCCACCTGTTCCCCGACGCGGAACCCTTGCACATGCAGCCGCTCCTCCACGGCGTCGACGACGAGCGCGCACCAGTTGTCGGCGAACGCTCCGAACAGACCGCCGAACGCCTCCAGGAACTTCTCCGACGCGAACGCCAGCCGGTGGTCCCCGTCGTAGTAGGCGGTTGCGGTTTCGATCACTCGCCGGCGGCGCACCAGCTCGGCATACATGGTCCGAATGACGTCGGTCGGGTCGTCGAGGTTCATCGTGGGGTTCTCCTCACGCTGCGCCACCGGCGCGGCGTCGTCTCTTTGGGGCCCGGAGCATCGCGCGGGCGAGCGCGTTCACGAGCGCAGCTATGCCGTCTATCCGTTTTGCGCTCTTCCGCCGGTCGGGTTTGGTCGGCTTGATGTTCCCGGCCGGGTCCTGCATCACTTCGACACAGTCGGCCATCCACCGGAGAACCGGGTTCCAGCCGAACCGGAGGAGCGGAACCTCCGGCGTCGACCCCATCACGAGCCGCTCGAGCTCTTTGGAGGGCCCGGACAGCGACGCGTACCCCTGCCGGATCGGGACCATCGTGTAGGGGTTGCGTCGTTGCGTTTGCATCTCTTGCACGGTCTCCGCCGCGTTCCACGGGTCGTAGCCAACCTCCGCGACCGTACAACCGAGCCGGGAGATCTCGGCGGATAGGTCCTCCCGGAACCGCGCGTAGTCGACCACGTTCCCCTCGGTGAGGTGGATCCATCCCTCGTCGGCCCAGCGGCGAAGCGGGACTCCGGTCAGCTTTTCGAGCTCCTCGACGCGCTGCTCGGGGATCCAAAACAGAGCGCGACCGATGTAGCCGGCTCCGTCGTTCGCCGGGTCAGGAGCGATAATCACCGCGGCGGTGAAGTCCGTCGTTGCCGAGAGGTCGATCCCGGCGTAGGCGACCGCCTTCTTCCACTCGTCGGCCGTCGGTGTGACACCCATCGAGGTGTCCCACTGTGTCATCGTGAACCACGCGACCGACTGCTTGGTTCGCTTGCCGAGATGAAGCCGAAGGTACCGGTTGAGCTGCGCCGGCGAGCTCTTCGCCTCCCGGGCTTTCGAGCGGAGGTAGTCGAGCTCGACTGTGTACCCGACCCCAGGGTTCGCTGCGATGAGGGTCGACGTCTCGAACGGGCGGAGCTCGATTGCTTCTGCGGAGGCCGCGAACACGACCCCGTAGAACGTCTCGTCCTCGGTGTGGCCGTCGGCGAGGTTCTCGACGTAGCTCCTCTTCGTATCGTAGATGCTCCCCGTCACCCCTTCATCGGCCGTCGTGATGAACACGACGAGAGGCTGCGTCCTCGACCCGGTGCCGGTCTCGATTGCGTCGATCGTGTCCGGGGTCTTGTGAACGTGGACCTCGTCGACGATTCCTCCGTGGACATTGAGTCCGTGCAGCGAACCACCGAGGTCCGATGCGAGGGGCCGGAAGATAGCGGCCGTCGACGGGTTCTCGAGGAGGTTCCGCTGGATCCCACGCGGGCCCAGCTTGCGGCGGAGCGGGCCGCACCGCTCCGCCATCGTCTTAGCCGGGGTGAACACGATCCGGGCTTGGTCCTTGTTACGCGCAGCGGCGTAGACCTCGGCTCCCGGCTCGTCATCGGCGAACGCCAGGACGAGCCCGAGGCCGGAACACTCGGTGCTCTTCCCGTTCTTGCGAGGTTTCTCGAACCACGCTGTCCTGATGATCCGTCGCCACTCGCCGGCCGGCTCGGCGTCGTCCCGATGGTCGAGCTTGTGCCATCGCACGAGGCCAAACACTGGTGCGATCTCGTAGAAGAACTGCCAGTCGAGGAGCCGGAGCGGCCTGCCAGCCCACCGCCCCTTGATCTGCTCGAACTGAGCGAGGGTCCGGACCACCTTCTCGACTCTGGCGCGTGAGTAGTGAACGTCAGGACCGGCCGGAACCGGCGTCACGATCGCCGGTGCGTTCCCCTCGAGCCATCCCGTCGCGATCACCTCGCCGGCCTCGACAAGCTCGACGAGGTGAGCGCCGATCGCCTGCCAGACCTCGGCCTCAGTCGAACAGATCGTCGCCGGAACCGTCATCCGCCGCAGCTCCTCGAGGGACGGGGAACCGGAGCCGGCTCGTCGGCGTGAGGTAGAGCTCCCGAGCTGCGGCGATCATCGTCCGGTTCGCTTCCCGGTACACGATCCACGCCGGGTGACGAGCTGCGCCATCCTTCGTATCCCTGACCAAACCTTCGCGCTTGAGGATCTCCTCGGCCTCTTGCATGTGCGCCCACGCCGTGACGTACGCAGTCAGCACCCCCCGGTCGATCTCGGCGACCACCCCCGCCCGCTCAAGCTCGGGCACTACCCGCCGCCACTCCGCCGCCGCCTTCCTCGACAGTCCCTCCGGAGGCTTAGGCGCAACAGGCGGAAGCACTAGCCGCTTCACCTTCTCGCCGGTCTCAGCATCCCGGAGAGGTTTCATCCCTCGAATCCGCCGAACGTTGTCCGGCATCGGGACCGGGCCTCGTTGTCCCATCGCTCCTACTCCCTACGGCTCGAGCTAGTGAGGTGCCAGGCTCCGCACTTGGGGCAAGAGTAGACGCGCACCGGCCGAGTGCGTCGGTTCCCGCCGGCGTAGTTGGCGAGCCGGCGGCGGGCCTCCTCCTCGGAAAACCCGGACTTCCCCGACGAGCACCGGACGACGAAGCTCCCGGCCGGCGGCGGAGCCTCTCTCGCAGCCCGTCGAGCTCGCGAAGGAGAGGCCTTTCCCTTGAGCTCCCGGAGCGCTGCTTATTCGGCGACCGACCGCCTGCTCCGGTTCCTCCCCGGCGGGAGGTGGCGTGGCCGGTTCTTCCTACCCATCCCACGACCCCGACCGTCCGGGGAAGCGGCCTCGAAACCTGTCCTCGGGCGCGGACGC